TTACTATGGTTATAGTAATGAAAAGGCACAACAAGCATTGAAAATCCTAACTAAAGAACAACTTAATTTTATAAGATCTAAATTTGAAACTGGAGGAAAACAATGAGTGTGGTTAAAGAGCCCGAAGTGAATTGGTCACAAGATCAAATGGTAGAAGTGACTCTGAATGAGCCAGATGACTTCTTAAAGGTAAGAGAAACCCTTACAAGAATTGGAGTAGCATCCAGAAAAGAAAAGAAAATATATCAATCTTGTCATATACTGCATAAGCAGGGGAGGTATTTCCTTGTCCATTTTAAAGAATTATTTGCCCTTGATGGCAAACACGCAAATCTCACTTCCAATGATGTTCAGCGTAGGAATCGTATTGCTCAGCTTTTGGCTGACTGGGGGTTAGTTGGTGTTGTAGATGGTGACAAGATCCAAGACATTGCTCCACTTAATCAGATAAAGGTTTTATCCTACAAGGATAAAGGAGATTGGATTTTAGAAACAAAGTATAATATAGGGAGTAAGAAAAAGAAAACTGAGGAATAATTATTGTGGATTCAGATTTCAAGCAGCATAAACTTTGGTTTGAAGTTATGTTGGAATTCTGGGAATTTTCTCTTAGAGAAGAGGATACTGAAGGTTTTGGTGTTGATCATGTTCATAAAGAAATTGAACGGATAATTAGAGAATCTCCTGATGCCAGAAAGGGAACAACTAATGTAAAGGCTAAGATGACAAAATGGAATATGGTAGAACATATCCCATTTAAAATTATTTCAAATAAAGTTCAAAAAACAATAGAAGACTTTTTTCATGAGTATAGTGATATTGATTTAGAAACTTTTATGACAACTTGTTGGGGATCCATATATGAAAAGGGAAATTATAGTGAATTACACGCTCATTTTCCTGCTTTATTTTCTTGGGTTTATTATGTAGATGTTGATGATGATGCTGCCCCTTTACATTTTCCTAGAAAAGTTTTAGGGAAACTTCCTGAAAATCTTGGAAGTAGGGATCATTATGACAATTCTGGTCTTTATTATAAACCAAAAAGTGGAACAGGTATTATTTTTCCTGGATGGTTTGAGCATCAAGTTTCTCCTCATACAGGAGAAAAAGAAAGAATAATTGTTGTTGGAAATGTTGAGGGGTCTGGAGTTGTAGAATATCCACAGAAACAACGCAAATTTACTATAGTTGAGGGTTAAAATGAAAGATCAGTACATCACTTTATTTTCTCCACCGCCATTGGGAATGACTCATTGGGATGGTGATTTAAAGTATCTTGAAGATGAAATAAAAAAATATGAATTTCAAAGAAATAGTGAAAATTCTATTACAGTTAGTAATCGTCTTTTAGATGATCCTCCTTTTATTGATCTTAAGAATTTTATTCATGATTTTGTTTATAGATATACTCTTAAAGTTTTTAGAACCAGACAGAAGATAGAGATGAAACAATCTTGGGTTAATATTACTGATTCGGGAGAATCTCATCCAAAACACATGCATCCAAATAGTTATTTGAGTGGGGTTATGTTTGTTAAAGCTGATCAGGATGCTCCACCGTTAATGTTTGAGAATCAGTTCAGACCATATCAACTATATGTTGATCTTTATGATGGTGGGGATCAAAGTCTACCTCCAAATGAATTTAGTAATTGTGATATAGCAAATGAAGCTATTGCACCAGTACCAGGTCGTATAGTATTATTTACAAGTCCATCACCACATTTAGTTCCTAAGAGTATGTCTAAATCAGAAAGAATAACTCTTTCTTTTAATACTTGGCCAGCAAGACCATTTGGAAGTGAACATGATGTAACATATGTCTACTGAGATAGAAAATTTAGATAAAATTTATTCTGAGGTATTTGGTGATAGAACTGGAACCTTTTTGGAAATAGGTGCTTTTGATGGTGAAACATTTTCTAATACATCATTTCTTGCAGATAATGGATGGGAAGGATATTATTTTGAACCTTTACAGGAAATTGCTGTTGAATGTGCTATGAGGCATATTAATAATAATGTGAAGGTAATACCATGTGCTGTTTCTAATAAAGATGAAATATTAACTTTGTCTTTAGCTGGTATGATGACTTCTGCTAGAAAAGATCATGTTGACATATATGAGAAATTAGATTGGGGAGGATCGCAAGCAAATCAAGGTATTCTTAGAGAGGTTACTGCTAAAGATATTAATACTATTCTTAAGAAATTAAAGTCTTGTGATTTACTTGTTATTGATATTGAGGGATTTGAACCTGTAGTTATGAATGAATGGGATTTCTCTATAGTAAAACCAAAATTATTGATAATTGAGACTAGGGATGAAGATCCCGATTTTCCAAAATATATACAAGATGAATATAGAGGTATGGTTTGTAGGATAATTGATTCTGGATATAAGATTAAAATGAGAGACGGAACTAATTTAATATTTCAGAGGGGTTGACACCCTTTTTTCTTATGCTATAATACATTTGTTGAGTTGACGAACCCAACACGGGAGTGACTGAATCAAACTTGCTGGCATAAGGCTAGTTAAGGTGATGAGACAGAGGTGGTGCTCGCTGGCAACTGTCCGAAGGGATAGAACCAGAATCGACTTACCAGTCGGGTCTCAGACAGTAAGGTAAAAATCTACTAATGTAGCAATGCCCCTTATTTGTTGGTATACATTAATCCAACCTCCCACACATACAATCCTCTATAGCTCAGTTGGTAGAGCGATTGACTGTTAATCAATTTGTCCCTGGTTCGAGTCCAGGTGGAGGAGTATAATGAGACAACTACAAGAAACTAAAACAACAACCCACGAGATTTTAGATACCTTACAAAGGATTGAAGTCTTATTAAAAGAAATTACTAAAAAGAAATGAGATTCAAAGCATTAGTCTTTGTTAGATTAAGAGGTTCTGTATCTGATGCTGCTGGTAACGCAGTGATGAAAAATACACATTTAGTTGCTCCCAATCTTAAACCTCATTTGTTGAGGATTGGTAAGGCGATTGATTTTTGGTTTGATGCTGATACTGAAGAGATAGCAAGAAAAGAAATGGATCTTCTTTCTGATAGAATGCTTTCCAATACTGTGATAGAAGATTGGAGTTATGAATTAGAGGAAACCGAAGAGACTGGTATAGGAAATATATCTAATGATAATACAGGTACTTCTAAACATGCTTTGTTTGACGCATAAACCGAATAGATATGTAGGGGATACAACATCCCCTTTTTTTATGCTTCATGGTTAAATAGTAGTGTACGCCGTAAGGGTACACAATTCACACTCGCTTAATAAGGAGAACTATGACCGAACTAGGACGCTATCATTCTGCTAACCTTCCAGAATTAATGGAAAGGATTCAGAAAAATGGAATTGGGATGGATGACTATCTGGATCGTTTTTTTAATTCAGATTTCCCACAATCAAATTATCCACCATATAATTTAATTCAATTGAATAATCATGAGTCAACACTGGAGATCGCACTTGCAGGGTTTAAGGAAGATCAGTTACAAGTCTTCACGGAGTTTGGAAAACTACATGTACAAGGCAAAAAAGAAGAATCGCAAGTTACTGGATCGTTTATCCACAAAGGATTGGCCCAACGAAGTTTTAAACGAGTCTGGGAGGTCTCCGACGATACGAAGATTGGATCCGTCAAGTTTGTGGATGGACTCCTCAGAATACAATTAAATAAAATTGTACCAGAACATCATGCTCGTACCCATTACTTAGGTAAACAATCATGAAACTCACATCACCATTCAGCATTATAAAGAATGCTATTAGCGATCTCAAACGAGTTCCTAAAGATAAGAAGCAGAAAGAAAAATCTGTGGTATAATATAAGAGTCAGAGAAATACTGGCTGCGGTTATCCCCTTTGGTAGGTTCAGGATAAGCGGCTATAGGAATCTACCCCAATATTATTTCATTGTATATGCCAGCATTGGTTTGTAACTTACCTTCTTATGAGGTATGGGTTAGAAAAGAATATCTCACTGATCATCAAAGTGGTCATGGAGAATATGTAAAGGGCGTTTGGGTATCGGCAAAATCGATACCTGGACGTGCTTTTTATTTTGAAACTTATCTACCAGAATACGCAGCAGTTTACGATAAGTTGCCTATCAGTGCTTTTTTATCACCATATACTTTTGGAAAAAAACCAGAGAAACCAGAACCAGATATGGAATTACATAATCTACAGTTTTGGAATTGTATGGATTATGGAGTAGTTGCTGTCAATAAGCAATTCATTGGTTCAATGCATTATGAAATAATGACTCGTGACTATGGTGCTCAAACAGGAACGTACATATGTACGCTAGATAATTATCATCAAGATTCTGATCTAGTAGATTATTCTACGAGTGAGAGTCCTAGTGAACATAAATCTCACAATCTAATTGAATTGGATAATGGGCAATTTGCTTTATATCCTAATAATAGAATGAGAATCTATGATAATAGTTTGACTCCTAAAACACCAAAAACTCCTGACTTTAAAGTATCGACTTCATACTATCAAGTTGAGAATGGTCACGATAGAGATGGATTAGGATCAGAAGATAATTATTTTTGGAAAACATCGAAGGAGAGAGATGGCGAATCGCAATTGGGATGAACCCCTTGATTTTAAAGAAGAGGGTATTATATTAGATTATAAAACTGCTGGTGTTGATATAGATGCTGGTAATGATTTTGTAAATCAAATTAAAACCCATGTAAAATCCACTCATAGACCAGAGGTCTTGGGTGGTCTTGGTGGTTTCAATGGTATGATGAGAATACCTGCTGGATATGAAAGTCCTATTCTAGTATCTGGTACTGATGGTGTAGGAACTAAATCTAAATTATCATCATTGTATAATAGATCATTTGATATTGGTATAGACCTTGTTGCGATGTGTGTGAATGATGTGATCACATGTGGAGCAGAACCTTTATACTTCCTTGATTATATTTCTACATCTAAAGTAAAGGACAATCAAAAATTATTTAATATAGTTGGTGGAATTGCTAAGGGTTGTAGTCAAGCAGGATGTGCTTTACTTGGTGGAGAAACTGCAGAGCATCCACAAGACCTAGCAACAAAACCTGATTATGATCTTGCTGGATTTTGTACTGGTGTAGTAGAAGAAAAGAAAATTATAGATGGATCTTCTATCAAACCATCTGATAGAATTATTGGATTGGCAAGTAATGGAGTTCATGCTAATGGATTTACTTTAATTCGTTATCTTACTTTCCGTCTTAAGTTAAAGGTATCAGATCATCCTGAATTGCTTAACCCTACTAGGATCTATGCTCCTGTAGTAAAACGCCTCTTAGAGGAGGTAGAAGATGTTTATGGTATGGCACATATAACTGGAGGAGGAATCCCTGAGAACCTTCCTAGATGCCTTCCAAAGGGACTTAAAGCACATGTAGATTGGAACTCTTGGACTGTGCCAGAGATCTTTAAAACTATTCAATCAGCAGGTAATGTTGATGAGTTGGAGATGAGAAGAGTATTTAATCTTGGTATTGGATACTGTGTAGTTGTTCCTGCTAATCGTGTGGAATTGACTATGGATATAATTAGGGATGAAGGTATAGAGTGTTGGGAAATTGGAGAAGTTTATAGTGGGTGCTAGTATATCTATTAATTTAGGGCATGATTCATCAATAACTGCTATTGAAGATGGTAAAGTAGTTGTCCATTTACAAGAGGAACGTTTTAATCATTTAAAACATACTAATGTTCCTATATTATGTGCTAATGAATTATCAAAGTATATTAATAAGATAGATGATATTCGGTTTCATCATGTATATCCTATAGCAGCAGAACCTACTTACATATTATCTTATCTTAAATTTGTATCTGGTATTGATTGTAATATACCATTTTTTATGGATAGTACATTTCATAAAAATAATATGTATAAATCACACCATGATTTACATGCTACAGGTGCTTTTTTTCATTCTGGATTTGATGATGCTACAGTTATTGTTATAGATGGTGGAGGTTATACTCATGATTATGGACAGGAAAATTTATCAATATATCAATCTAGTAGTACTGGTTTAAATATTTTACATAAAAAAATTGCTGGTGATAATGACACAGCAGTAGAAACGAATTTAAAATTTATTGATCCTGTACCTAATGTTGGTGCTGGTATGGCATATGAAGCGATCACCAGATTTATTGGATTTATTGGTTTAGATTGTGGTAAAACTATGGGTCTTTCTGCCTATGGTAAAGAAAATAAAGATGTTGATCCAATACTAACTATTGATGATCATGCTAATAAATCATGTAAACCTAATTGGACTAATTTGGGAATGAATGGAGCTAATTATCAATCAAAATCTGAATGTAAAATTTCTAAAGAAGATTTTGCTTATAGGATTCAAAAAGATTATGAGGATTATTTGATATGGATTTGTAATGAAGCATTATCAATGGGTAGTAGTAATAATTTAGTATTATCTGGGGGTTGTGCTTTAAATTGTGTTGCTAATTATAAGTTATTAAAATCTTTGCCTAGTAATATTAATCTTTATGTTGATCCAACTTGCGATGATTCTGGAATTACAATTGGTGGTGCTATATCAGATGTTGGTGGTAATGGTAATTTTAAATTAGATACTTTATATCTTGGTGGTCAGTTGGAATACTATTGTGAATTAAGGGATAATGAAATTGAAATTGATGTAAATGCAAGTGATGTTGCTGAACTTATAAGTGAGGGTAATATAGTTGCTATTGCTCAAGGTAGAAGTGAAATTGGACCAAGAGCACTTGGTAATAGATCAATTTTATTCGATCCTAGAGTTAAGGACGGTAAGGATATAGTGAATAGGGTAAAGAAGAGAGAATACTTTAGACCTTTTGCTGGAACGGTTTTAAAGGAATATGCTAGAGATTGGTTTGATATGGATAGACTTGACGAAAGTCCATATATGATGTATGCTGTTGATGTATTACCAGAAAAGAAAGATCAGATTCCATCAATAATTCATGTAGATGGAACATGTAGGATACAGACAGTTACCTCAGAACAGAATAAAAATTATTACGATTTGATTTCTGAATTCTATAAATTGACAGGAGTTCCTATTCTTTTTAATACATCATTTAATCTTGCTGGTGATACTATGGTTGAAACTATTGATGATGCATTTAAAACTATACGAAATAGTGAAATAAATTATATGTATCTTCCAGAACTTGGTAAATTAATTCAAACTACTTAAAATGTCTATTAAATTAACTCTTTTAAAATCTGGAGAGACTTTAATTTCTGATCTAAAAGAAGTTGTTGCTGATGTGAATCAAGATAAACCAACTGCTTTTCTTTTGGAAAATCCTCATATAGTAGATACTAAAAAGAAAGACGGTGGTAACTTTGATGTTACCTTATCCCCTTGGTTGGTGCTATCAAAAGATACATCTATGGTTATTCCTACAGACTGGGTTGTAACTATAGTTGATCCACATGATAGTGTTATGGAAATGTTTATAGATAAAGCTAAAGTATTAAAACTTGAGGAACAAGAAGATGGCGATTAAATGTGTATTACTTGATGCGAATAATACTCTCATTACAGAAGTTGAAGAGATAATGGCAGAACAAGGTGAACCAGATTGTAAGTTCATTAACCCATATCTATTCAATTCTGTAGATAATATGAAACCTTGGTTAGAAGCTTCCAATCAGACGGAATTTATGCTAAGATC